TATCTTTAACTCCAGTGTATTATACCTCTATGGCAGGTGATACTTTAAAAATTGCTCGAGCAGAAGAGGTTCAGAGAATCTATACCGCAGAAATCTTTAATGATTCCTGGGAGGAATTGAGGAAGATTCTTACTGAGAAACTTATTTCTACTGATCCGCTTGAAAAAGATATTAGAGAATTGCACTACAACAGGATTAAGTTATTAGACGAATTGAAGGAAGCACTTATAAGAATAATGAACGAGGGGAGTCTAGAAGCATCACAATTAAAACTTAAAAGAAAATGAGTGAAGCAGAACCCCAGGGAACAATGCAAGCTGCAGAAACTGCGTTTGCAAATTTATTGTCAGGTAAGGAACCAGAACCCGAACCTGAAGAAGTAGAAGCAACAGAGTCTGAGGAACTCGAAGCAGAGCAAACCGAGGAACCTGTTGATCATTTAACTGCTGAAGAGGAAGAATCTTCTGAGGAAGAAGTTACTGAGGAAGAGGAAACTGAAGTTGAAGAACAGCAGGTTGAAGCCCAAAAATTTGCACTGCCCTTCGGGGAGAACGGTGAAGTTATTGAGGTGGACCAAAATGAACTTCAAAATTATGTCCTTAGACAGCAGGATTATACAAAAAAGACTCAGGAATTATCTGAGCAGCGAAAGCAAATTGACGAGGAAAGAAACTCTTTACGAGCAATTCAATCACTCGCTAATCAGCTTCAAGATGAATATGACAATCTAAAAAAAGTCGAGGAAGTCGAACAATCTTCGGAGTATTGGGAACAGCTAAAGGCTGAAAACCCGATGCAATATTTGGTTGAGAGACAAGAGTTGCAGGAGAGATCTTCTGAGCGGGAAGCTGCTCAACAGAAGGTTTTTGCAATGCAACAACAGTTGGCAGAGCAGAATAAGCTTGAGCATCAGAAGAAATTATATTCTGAAGCACAGAAACTCGAGGAGTTGATCCCTGAGTGGAAAGATCGAGCAACTGCAGATAAGGAAAAAGCAGAACTATTAGCTTTTGGAAGACAGCAAAATTACTCGGACGAAGAATTGAATTCGGTAACAGATTCGAGAGCAATAAATATGCTGTATAAGGCTTATAAGTGGGATCAGTTGCAAAGCAAAAAAACTAATCTCAAGCAAAAAGCTTTAGCAACTCCTGCTAGTTCAACTGCAGTCAGGAATGCAAATGCACCTCGAAAGAAGATGTCAGACCTCACTAAAGCACAATTGAAGCTAAGAAAAACAGGAAAATTAAAGGATGCAGCGAGTGCATTCGAAGTAATGTTAAGAAAATAACCTAAATTAAATGTAAGGAGGTAACCTATGGCTGTCTTGACCGATGTCATGGAGACTTATGACGCTGCTGCGATTCGTGCCGATATTTCGGAAACGATTTTCAACCTAGATCCAGAAGAAACGCCAGTTTTATCGAATGCAGGACGCAGAGATGTTCATAATACACTTTTTCAGTGGCAGACAGAATCCTTGCCCACAAGTGCATCAACTAATAAACATATCGAGGGTGCGAAAATTCTCGAGGTGGATGCAGAACTTGATGCGGGTACAGCAACTACTCTGCTTAATAACTACACGCAAATTTCTTGGAGAAATGCAACAGTTTCTGGAACTCTTCAAACAGTTTCACAACACGCAAAATCTCAGGAAATGGCACACCAAATGGCCTTGAGGTCTAAGCAACTTAAGATTGACATAGAAAAAGCAATCTTGTCCCACAACCCTGCAATTGCGGGTTCTTCCGGGACTGCAAGACAGACTGAATCTCTCCCTCATATGATGGGAAGACTTGGAACTGCAGGATCTGCGTGGGCTTCAACTGATACTTCAATTTATATTGGAAATGCAGCAGGTGGAGGAGCAGCAACAGTAGTTGCAACTTCTGCAACTGGTGCTCATACTGCTTCAACTACCGCAGCCGGTTCACTTGATGTGATGACAGAAGCACGATTTATGGCTGTAGCAAACGGCATTTGGGACAACGGGGGGAACCTCGACACTGTTGTTTGTAATGGTGCAATAAAGAGAGAGATAAGCGACTTCGCAGGTCGTGCTGCTTCTCAAATTATTGTAAGTCCAGAGACAGTCGCCAACAATGTCACCTTAGTCCAAACAGACTTCGGGGACTGTAAGGTCATGCTAGATCGACATATGGCTGTCACGAACGGAGTGGACGTGGGCTTCATTGATTGGGACTATTTGAACATTGCGTTCTTAAGACCTTTCACTCGGCAAACCCTAGCAAAACAAGGGGACGCAGACGTAGAAAATTTGCTGTGCGAATTTGGCGTAATGTTGTCTTCAGCGAAAGCTATGGGCTGGATGTTCGATGTTAACAAGACTTACGCATAACAGTAATCTATGTTAACTGCTACATCAAATAGTAGCGTCATCTATAATCACCGGGGAGACGTAATGAGTGAATATTACGTTGACCCGGTTGATGACTCTATAACATTTAATAAAAAACAGGATGTTTCAAAACTCCTCAAATACTGTCACTTAAAACGTGAACACGTTCCTATAGACAGGAAATCTAATTTCAGACCAATAGCAGAGATTCCGAATATAATATACTACCGGGCAGTGAGAGAAGGTTGGGCTAATGACTCTGATGCGTGGAAAAAGTGGTATTCTGATCCTGACAACAAATATTTTCGAACCTCATAACATGAAGGGATAATCATGAAACAAGCCTTAAAAGATTATATCAATGAACAGATAGACAAAGTCTTGGACCTTGGTGATGAAGGAAAACCAGACGTTCAAGCATTCAATAAGATACGCAAGAACTTCCCCGGAGGAGCAGGAGACTTTATCCTTATGGGAATGATTTGCAACCGGGCAATTGCAAGAAGCAAAAAAAGCAACGGTAAGAAGTAATGGCGATCACGTCTTACAGCACACTGATTAGTGCGGTTAAGACTTACTTGAATCGAAGCGACATTTCCGATGACCAGATAAAAGAATTCATATCTTTAGCCGAGGCAAGCTTTAATCGTGTGCTAAGAACTCGGAATCAGTTAACCCGGAGCACTTCGGATATTTCAACACAGTTTGTCTCACAACCCTCTGATCTCCTCGAGTTATATAATATTCAGCTTAACTCTGATCCTATAGTTAGGCTAGAGCAGGTAAGTCTGTCTAAAATGGATGAACTTAAATCTGCATCCTCTTCCACTGGCAAACCAACATATTTTGCTATTACAGGAGCAGATTTAGAATTCTATCCTGCACCCGATACAACGTATGAAATCGAGGTAATATATTATAAAACAATAGCACCACTTTCTACCTCAAACACTGATAATTTCCTGTTAACGAATCAGGTAGATATTTATCTTTTTGGAACTTTAGTTCAGGCAGAACCCTTCCTCATGAACGATGAGAGAATTGGGGTGTGGGGAGCATTATTAGGCAAGGCAATTGAAGAACTTAGAATAAGTGACGAAAGATCACAAACTGAAAGCGGGACTATAGTAATGAGAGCAAAAAGAAATCTTGACTACGGTGGTTGGAAGTGACTCTTGTTCTTGATATTCAAACTTATACTGTTCAACCAAAGACAACAGTAACGTTTAATAACCAAACTTCGACTAGTGCAACTTATACTGAACAAACTGCATCTTCAATTACTTATAGTCCTGTCAGCACTGGAGATAGTTCTTTTACAGGACAAACAGGGACTTCACTGACTTATGACCCTCAAGAGAGAGTAGACGGTTCATTGTATGGGGAAGATGAATATTCGTTTTGGTACTACGCAGCTAGAACTAGAATTATAGGGAGGAAGGAGTAATGGCTAATACATTTACAACTAACTACAATTTAACTAAGCCTGAAGTTGGTGGGGCCAACGACACTTGGGGAACTCTTATAAATTCGGATCTGGACGATTTGGACTCAAATTTATTTTCCAAGATTGACAAGAAAGATCAAAAAGGTGTTACTCACTCTTTAACTTTCTCAGGTAATAATATTACAACCTCAACGTCTTACGGTTTTAAAAACTATGTGGCGGGAGACAGGATCTACATAGCAAATTCTTCAACTAATGCTGCAAACTATGGTCAGTTTTTAATTGATAATGTTGTTTCCGATACTGAACTAGATCTTAAAAAGGCAGACGGAACAACAGACGCAGGTTTTACTTCACAGTCAATATCCTCAGTTGTATATTTAATTACTATGCCTAAGTTTACCCGGCAAGGTCTTACTCAGCTTGCAGGGGAAATTAAGCTTTATGCCAGTGTGTCAACTTCTGTAATTCAAAATTTAGGATCTATTGCTTACGCAGGTGGAACAAGATACTTCTGGCTGCCTTGTGACGGTTCAGCAGTTTCAAGAACAGTCTACGATGATCTGTTTGATGTTATAGGAACAAGCTTCGGAGACGGTAACGGTTCAACTACCTTTAATGTGCCAGACTTCAGGGGTAGGACACCTTTAGGAACAGGGACAGGCACAGGTAATACTGCTTCTGATGCAGACGGTGGATCAGAACCTTCCGGGGGGTCAGCACTTACTGCAAGAGAACTAGGAGAGTGGGGAGGACAGGAAACCTTTACAATTGCATCAGCAAACTTACCAACTCATACTCACACAGTTGATATTGGTCACGGTCACGCAGATGACATTGCAATTCATCCTGCAACTCACAACCACAAGAATGGTAGTTATGATCGATTGTTAAGAGTAACTGGCAGTGCAACTGTTGCCACAGTTGACAGTACTGGAGGAGAACCTGATCTTATTAATTCTGGAGTTATTGCAGATGCAACTTTGAGCATTACAGGAGGCGTTACAGATTATTCAGGGACTAAGACTTCATCAGACGGTGGATTTGCAAATACAGCATTAACTTTTCAGCAGAGAGCAATGCCTTTCCTCTGCGTTAACTATATAATTGCAACTTAATGTCAGATACAACAACAACAAATTTATCCCTGACTAAACCTGCTGTTTCAGGAAGTAAAGGGACTTGGGGCACAAAGCTGAATGCTAATTTTGACGTTCTTGATAATGCTGTAATTTTAACGAATACGCAGACACTGACAAACAAGACTTTAACAGACTGCGTAGCAAATACCCAATCTGCCTCAGACAACTCAACCAAAATCGCTACAACTGCATACGTTGATGCACAGGTTGCAACAGAAGATTCTTTAGCAGAGTTGAATGACGTTACAATTACCTCAGTTGCAGATAATGAAGTAATTGCATATGACAGTACCTCTTCTAAGTATATTAATCAGACAGCAGCAGAAGCAGGTCTAGCAACAGTAACACAACTTGGAACAAAATTAGACTCTTCAGCACACACTAAAGCTTCTCTAGATGTTGACCACTTAATTACGCTTTCAGGAGTCACAGACGCTTCAGATAATCTAGGTACTTTTTCAGGATCAACAATTGCTGACAGTGAGACAATCAAGGGTGCTCTTCAAGATGTTGAAACTGCAGTAGAAACAAAGCTTAATAGTTCTGATCATACCAAAGCGTCTTTAGACGTTGATCATTTAATTACATTATCTGGAGTATCTGCTGCAGCAGATCACTTGGGAACATTTTCAGGTTCCACTATAAGTGATAATGACACAGTTAAGGGTGCACTGCAGGATCTTGAAACAGAGGTAGAAACTAAACAGGATTCCCTAACAAACGGAATTGCAAACACTAACAACGTTATTATAGATCATGCTTCTGTTGCAGATGATGACTATGCAAAGTTTACTGCTTCCGGGTTGGAGGGAAGATCAGCTACAGAAGTAAAGACAGATCTTAGTTTAAATAATGTTGAGAATACTGCTCTCTCTACTTGGGCGGGAACCACTAACGTCACTACACTTGGGACTATAGGAACAGGTACTTGGCAAGGAACTGCAATAGCAGATTCTTATATTGCTAGTGCTTCTTCTTGGAATAATAGTGCAACTTTAGATGATATAGTTGCTCTTAGTGTTGCGCTTGGGTGAAAGGAGTAAATGGCTAATACATTTAGAATGACCAACGAGGCGAATGTTAGTACGTCACTCGAGACACTATACACTGTCCAGAGTTCAACTACTACAGTTGTCTTAGGCATAATGCTAAGTAACACAAGTTCAAGCACAGTTAAGGCTTCAGTACAAATAGTCTCAACTTCTCCAGTTGGTTCAGGTGTGTCAAACTCTGGAGCATCAAACGCTAATGAAACGACATATTTAATTAAAGATGCACCTATAAATAATGCGTCCTCTTTGGAGATAATGGCGGGAAACAAGATAGTGCTTCAGCACGGTGACATTATTAAGGCGCAAAGTGATACCGCAAGTGCACTAGATATAATAATTAGCTATATGGAAATAACTTAAAATGCCTTATCTAGGAAAACAAGCTGAAGAGGGTGGAGCATTAATATCCACCTATGAGTTTCTCCAAGGGACGGACACTTCAACTGGGACAACAGCTTTTACAGTCTCTAGTCAAGGGGGTGACTATTGCCGGGTGTTCCTTAATGGAGTCCTTTTAATTGAAGGAGGGTCAAATGATTATACTAAAACTAATTCTGCTGTAACCCTTGCTAGTGCACCTGCAGACGGAGATATTCTAAAAATTGATATTTATGAGTCTATTAAAATTTGGGATACTGTTTCAGCTTCAGGAGGAGGAACATTCTCAGGGAACGTGAGTTTTGGTGGTACTGTTACAATGCAATCAGCAAATAATCAAGGATTTGCGGCTGGAACAAAAATGTTATTTCAACAAACTGCCGCACCTACAGGATGGACTAAAGTAACAAGTTCAAATGATGTAGCTTTAAGGGTTGTATCTGGATCAGTAGGAAGTGGTGGTTCAGTAGCATTTGAAACTGCATTTGCTTCACAGACTATTCCTGTTCATACTTTGGCAGTAGGTGAATTACCTAATCATAATCACTATATTCAAACTCATACTGTATCTGGTAGTTCTGAGTTTACTTTGGATGCATCAGGTAGTGGTGCAAACCCAACTGGCGGATCAACAGGTTCTGTTTCTCAGACTCATGGTGGGTCACATGGACATGGAAGCATCAATTTAGATGTTTCGTATGTTGATGTAATCATTGCAACGAAGGATTAATATGGCACATACTACAGTTATTAAAGCAGATACAGCAATTTATAAAGACGGATTTGCAGTAGAGGGATGTGATATGTCAGGATTGCCAGATGACTTTTGGGCTTTGCAATGGGATGGATCAAAAGGACATATAGAATGGACTGTTCCAACAAAAGCAAATACTGAATTAACTGCATCAAGTCAGATTAAAACACATTTAGGAATTTCATTATCTGATATTAATTCTAGATATACTGCTAGAAAAACTGAATTAGAAAATGAGTGATTTTTGCCCCTTGATTAAAAAGAAATGTGTAGAACATAAATGCAAATTTTACATTCAGGTAATGGGGAAAAACCCACAAACAGGACAAGATGTTTCAGAATGGAATTGTGCAGTTTCTTGGCTACCAATGTTGCTTATTGAAGGTTCTCAGCAAACAAGACAAGCAGGATCAGCAATAGAATCATTCAGGAATGAAATGGTAAAATTAAATGAAAATCCACAATTACTACAGTAACGGAGTAACTAAATGACAAAAGCCAGAGACATTGCCAGTATGCTAACGTCTACTCAGACGTTAGCAAATAAGACTCTGGCATCGACTACTACGTTTCCAGCCGGACATATCGTAAATCATTGGCATAAAACTACTACTGTTACAAGTAATACCGCTTTTTCATTTTCAACTGCAAGTACTTGGTATGAAATAACTTATGGTTCTACTGAATTTACAATTACAGGAATAACTGCAACTCAAAATAATGTTTTACATATATCAGTTAATGTTGGGTCAATAAGACAAGTAAATGTTGACGGTTATTTGTTAAATGTAGGGTTTAGGATTGATGCTACAGATCATCATTGTGGAATGTTTTTAACTGGGTTATCAACTAATACACAAGAAGTTCCGGGTGTATGGCAAATGACTTATGTTGTCCCTGCAAGTTTTACTAATAAAACAATTTCTGCTAGGGGAGCAACCCAAACAGGTTCAAATGAAAATGTATATTGCCGATTAAGAAATGACGGGATGCCACATACTAACATGACAGCCGGAATTAACATATTTGAAATACAAAAATGACTTTTGATAAAATTGACGCATTAATTTCGCTAGGATATAAATTCTATGGTTCTGAAGAAAATGGGTTTACTTTTTATGAAGGACAAACTCCTCCTACAGAAGCAGAAATAGATACTGAGTTAAAAAGGTTGGAGAAAGAGCATAGTGACCAAGCCTATGCCAGAAAAAGGCAAGCTGAGTACCCCACTATTCAGCAACTTGTAGTAGCACTCTACGACACAGATGATAAGGCAGACATTGAAGCTAAACGTGCAGAAATTAAAAAGAAATATCCAAAACCAGAGTAATGAAAATGAACCCTGCAGATCAACAATTTTTTAACATTAATACGCATCAAATGCCTATGACTGACACTGGAGTATTAGATCAAGTTTTTTCAATAATAGACCGTTATGGTGTCTCGCTATTCACCGTGCTCTGCTGTTTTTATTTTATTATGTTTCTGACTAAATCAGCACAACGTGAAAGAGATGCTTGGCAGAAAAGAGACGAGGAATCTGACGAGCGAATCCTTAATTTAGCAACCGCATCTTCAGATGCACTTCTTCAAGTTAAGATTGCTCTGGAGCAGAACACTCAAGCAATGCGAGAATTTATCAGATATAAAGACTGACTAAATGGGAACAAACGGAAAAATCCAAATCTACAGATTTTGGGGTAGGTTAATCCTTGCCCTTTTTATTTTAGTAATTTACGCAGGAACAATCTACTCACTGCTTTACCACGTTGAGGGGTTAGATGATAAAAGTGCATCTCTCTCTCAAGTAATGGTAGGAGCACTGACTGTTGTTCTGTCCCAAATAGGACAGTATATGTGGGGTTCCGATAAATCAGATGAACTAAAGGAGACAACTTTAAAACAGGAGGAGAATAATGTTGGAAGCGATGTTACTCAACACAATTAAAAGCTTAGTAGTAAGCAAAGCACAAACTCTAGTTGCAGATCAGGTAGAGGAAGCACTTTCAGAAAACCTAAATGCAGAGCAGCTTCATGCCTTAGATGCAGTTGTTGATGCAATGCCAGAAAATTCTTTCAAGTCAGTTAGGGAACTGTTTGGATGATAATTAGTAAAAACTTTTCACTCAGAGAATTCACTAAATCTTCAACTGCAGAAAGACTTGGAATTGACAACTCAGTTAAAGACCAACAAACCCTCGTTAATCTGTGTGCCTTAACTCACAACATTCTACAACCTGTTAGGGATAAGCACGGTAGGGTTGACTGCAATTCGGTATTTCGCTGCCTTGACTTAAACCGGGCTATCAAGAGTTCAGATAAGTCACAGCACGTTAAGGGTGAAGCAGGAGACATTGAATGTCCTGCAGTGGATAACTTTGACTTGGCTTTTTGGATAGCAGGTAATTTGGATTACGATATGGTCCTTCTTGAATTCTATACCAAGGGGATTCCAGATTCAGGTTGGGTACACGTTAGCTTTAAGGCAGACGGTTCTAATAGAAACAAGCAACTCACTGCATTAAAGGTTAAAGGTAAAACAGTTTATAAGGAAGGTTTAATTCGTTAATGCTCGTTGAACTTAATCTACAACCGGGAGTTTACAGGAACGGATCTGTCAGGGAAGCTAAAGGACGTTACTATGATGCTAACCTTGTCAGGTGGAAGAACGGTAAGCTGAAGCCTATAGGAGGTTGGACAAAAACAACTTCTTCTGCAATAACAGGCAAGGGGAGAACTATGCTTCCTTTCTTGGATAATAGCGGGAATAGCTATATCGCAGTAGGTACTGCCTCAAAGCTTTACGTTTACACTGGTAAAACAAGCACACCTTCTGATATCACACCTAATTCACCTTCACCGGGTCTTACTGCCGGGAATGAAGTTTCTGCAGTTGGAACAGGATTTGGCAGCGGACCTTATAACGGAACAGCAGTTTACAAAACCTATACTGCTTCAACTATTTCTGCGTCTACTACTGATGACAGTTTTAATGATTCTGCTTCTGGTTTCTCTACAACAGATTTTGGAGTTGGTGACCTGATTCAGGTGAGTGGATTCACTGGTGGATCTGCTGCTGCAAATAACAGGTCTTATGCAACTACAGGATCACATAGGATAACTGCTATAACTGCGTCCAAGATTACAGTTGCAGCAAGCAACCTTACAACAGACGCAAACGGTGGTGGGGCAGATATCACAATCTCAAAAGCCCGGAACTTCGGTGACGATTATACTGCCTCTGCAACTTCCCTTGTTACTACTGCAGCAGTTTGGTCTTTCGATATGTGGGGTGAGGACTTAATAGCGTGTTCAGATGCAGACGGAAGAATCTGGGATTGGAAACCTTCTGCTGCTGACCCACTAAATACAAAAGCTGCCCTTGTTAATGCAACTTATGCCCCTGTACAGAACACTTGTATTTTAGTCTCGAAGGAGAGACACCTGATTGCATTTGGCGCAGGTGGAAATCCAAAGAAGGTCCACTGGAGTACTTCAGAAGATTATGAAGGTGCTACAAGCGGGTCAAATAATGCTTGGACAGCAGCAGCAACTAATGACTCAGGATCTTTTGAAATTGATACTACCGGGAAGATAAAGACAGCAACAAAAGTTGGTAACGTTATCTTGATTAACACAGATGTTGACGTTCACGAGATGCGTTATATTGGACCCCCCTTTATATACAACCGAAGGAAGATTGCAGACAGTTGTGGTGTTATCTCAAGACAATCTATTGCAGCAGTATCCGGGTTTGCTGCTTGGATGTCTTATAACGGTAACTTCTTTATCTATGACGGTAGTGTGAGAGCATTACCTTGTGATGTTACAAAATATATTTCAGATGATTTAAACACAGTACAGAACGATTTAATTTATGCAGTTCCAAATTCCCTTAATAATGAAATCTGGTGGTTTTATGTAAGTTCTTCCGGTTCAGACATAGACAGGTATGTGATCTGGAATTATGTTGAAAACTGGTGGTCTGTTGGACAACTTGAGAGATCAGCTTTTTGTGATGTTGGAGTATTTAAGAATCCTTTGGGTATAGCATTAAACGGTCATATCTATGAGCATGAAAAAGCAAGATCTGGATCTGCAGTTAGGGAATCAGGAGTTGGTGAACCTACGAATACAAACCAGTTAAGCGAAGCTGATAGGACGTTATCTTTTGGTCTTTCTTCTGCTTCAACTAACGAAATGACGTTTGCCGAGACAGGTGCGTTTGAAGTGGGAATAGGTGATAGATTTGCAAATGTTAAGACTATGATCACAGATACTGTTGCAGGTGACAACGCACTTTCATTTAAGGTTTACTCTGCAGTTAATACTGACTCAACAGAAACAGTGTCTTCCAGTTATGCAATAGGAACAGACGGTTATACACATTTGAGGGAAACAGGGAGACACTTACGCTTGAAGATTCAAGCACCCTTCGATCAAGATTTTGAAATTGCTCCTTTAAGAGCACAAGTATCAGCAAGCGGGCGCAGATGAAAAGTATACCAATTGCTCCAGAAGGATATGACCAGAGATACCAGACTGAGTTAAACACAATTATAGAGGAACTTGACGAAAGTATGCTTAAGTTGGATCAGGCAAATTTCTTAACTTCAAGAACAGATAGTAGTGGGAACATAGATAATACAGGTGCAATCGTGTTGCAGTCCCCAGACGGTACATTTTATAAATTGACAGTGGCAAACGGAGGGGCAATATCAGGAACTGCTGTTACAAAGGACCAAACCTCTAACCCTTATGTTACCTAAGTGGCAGCAGGAACTAGAACGCTGCAAAAAATATCTTCTCCCGGTATTTGAAAAATATAATTCTTACAACTGGGAAGACGTAGTTGAGAATGTAAGGCAAGGACGTTGGTATTTACTAACACTGCCTAATTCGGCTTTGCTGATTGAGTTTCTAGAGTATCCAAGAAAGCGGGTTTTATATGTACTTGCAGGAGGAGGAACCCTTGAGGAAATAGTTAAGGCAGAAGATGATGTATTATCTATTGCAAAAGCAAGGGGTTGTGACGAAGTTGAAATGAGAGCAAGAGTAGGTTTTGAAAAAGTCACCAAAGAAAAAGGGTGGAAAAAACAGTATAGCGTAATTACAAAAAAAATAAATTAAAGAGGTAATATGTCAGATCCGTTTTCAAGGGCTTGGGATGCAGCAGGTGATCAGTGGAATGCTTGGTTTAGATCAGGTGGTGGTGGTGGTGGAAGTCAAGAATTTGGTGGACTGAGTGCTGAAGATCGAGAATTTAAAAAGATGCTTTATGATCAGTTTAGAGAACTGCCTGACGAATATGAAGCTTACACTGGTGACAGGTTTGCAGACAGATCTCCTGAAGAACTTGCCTTGCTTCAGGAAATGCAGGAAGGGGCAATGTATGACAAAGCCTCTCAGGATTTAGGTTTTGCGAGTGATATTTATAAAAAAGGTGCACAGTATGGCGTAGATGAACTTCAGAGTGATGCCGAGAAGTTTATGACAAGTGATCTTTATCGCAATGAAGTTAGAGATCAAATTTTAAGAGACATGAATCGTGGAGCGTCTATGTCTGGAATGGACCTTAATGCTTCAGCTTGGGGTTCTGGTGCAGGTGGAACGCATTCTCGTGGCGGGACAAGTGGAACCCAGAGGTTATTACAAAACCAGAACTATATGTCACAAGCAGGTGATGCACTTACAAAATTAAATTTTGGTGCATACCAAGACGCACTTAATCGGGCGGGACAACTGAGACAAGCTCGAGAAACTTCAGCAGGAAGGTATGGTCAAACTGCTCTTCAAAATCTCGGCATAGGACAGCAGGGTGTAGCGTCACGGTATGGTGCGTTCAGGGATGAAAGAGGAGACAGGCAACGTGATCTTGATTTGGCTTATAAAAATTGGCTAGATGAGAAAAACTTCGATATAAAGAAACTTGGTTTGGGGTCGCAACTTTTTGCGAATATGCCAATGGAAGAAAAAGTTGTAACACAGCAACCTGCAAGCGGAGGTAAATAATGAATAATTGGCCCAGTTATCTACCAACATCTATGACATACGATGATTTCTTAACAGATTTCCAATTTGAAGATTCTCCAGAGACAAGGCAAGCTTTTGAGCAAATGTTTAACTTAAAGTCTGGTGTGGATCATGTCCCTTTAAAAAACTTTGGTTTCTCACCCGGTCCAGTTGAACTTGCAGACAGGGGTGTTCACGGTAGGTTGATGAGTGATAATAAAGTCCTTTATGACACAACAGATCAGGAAGGAAGAAACTTCTTAACAGCAACTGATAGATTTTATAACCGGGATAACTGGAATCAGTCTGACTCTCTGGGTACTGATCCTGTTAGTCCTAAGTTTCTCTCAACATTTCCCGGGAGAATGTCTGGTACTGAGTTGGCCTCTTCTTATCCTCCCCCTGTTTCTGTTCCTACTGGTTCGAGTGGTCTTCTTTCTCTTGATGCAGCAGCAGGAACGTCATTACCTTATTCAGGAGAAGGAGTTTCTGAATCTTTAGCAGCAGAAACAGCAGCAGATTCAGCAACTGGTGGGTTAGGTGGTCCTGAAGCTTATGCAGCTAATATGGCACTCAACATGATTCCAACACGAGACAGGAAAAAACAGAGTACTCCTTTTGGTGATGAGGGTTCTGCAAGTGGAATTTTAAAAGGTGCAGGTAAGGGTGCTTTAACTGGGGCAACTCTTGGGAGTGTAATTCCCGGTGTAGGGACTACTGCAGGTGCGATAGGAGGAGGAATTCTAGGTGCAATTGGAGGAGCACAAGGTTATTTTGACTCAACGTCACCACCAACTATTAACTACTCAAGAGTTAGACAGGGTGGTGGTATGAGAGGTGGACTTTTAGGAGGTCTTTATGCCTGAACAACCCGGATTTTGGAGCGCAGAAAATTTCCCTTATATGCCTCTTCTGGCATTAGGTCAGGCAATACCTCGAGGATACCAATATCAATCCCAAATGACTCCTTATAAGCGAGATGCAAAAGGAGATTGGGGACGGGCTATTAATGAAAGCATAGATCAGTTCTTTGCTTTGTATCCTCAGTGGCA